CCCATTTTCGTTGTCAAGGGGGTACAATAATTTCATGTCGTTTGTTTGCCGAAGACAAGTATCCAGCAATGGATCAACACTTACAGGTATCCGGTACAAGGGTTATCCTGCCGGAGGGGCTTGATGAGACACTTGCCCGTGCCATGGTGTTCTCCAAACGTGAACGCATGTTGGAAGAAGAAATACACATAACGGTAGACGATGAAGGCCTCACAATGGAAGCCACTTCGGATACAGGTCGCTTCGTGGAAACATTAGAGATGGAAAAGTATGAAGGAAAGAAAATAGCATTTGTCATTACTCCATATCTGTTGAAGGATATTCTGAAAGAAACTCAAGCCTGTGAACTAACAAGTAACCGTATAAAGTTCGCAGGTAGTGGCTGGGTGTACGTTGGTATTCTGAAAGCTCTTAAGAACAACAAATGATAGAGGGGTTCTTCACAAAGAAAGAGGTCGAGTCAATTACACGACCGGCGGGTAAGGTTGGCACCTGTGTAACTTGCGGCCTACACCAAACCTGTGAATCCCCACAAATGAAACCTTTCGGTAATTTCAAAAAGAAGATACTGAACATAGGTGAGGCTCCGGGAGAGGCAGAGGATCGTACAGGAAAACCCTGGCAGGGTAAAGTTGGCAAGCTTCTCCAAAAAACATACTCTTCATTAGGTATTGATTTGTTTGAAGATTGTGTTAACATCAACGCGGTTTTATGTAGGCCTGTAGATCTTAAGGGAACTAACCGCCCACCTTCTAATTTTGAGGCGGAATGCTGCCGTAGGTCAGTACTTAGGACAATAGAGGAGTATTGCCCACATAAAATTATTATCCTCGGAAATACGGCACTATACAGCATAATAGGACACCGTTGGATGAAAGATCTGGGGACGATAAGTAAGTGGCGGGGGTTTACAATACCTGATTTAGATTTTAATGCTTGGCTCTGTCCTACATTTCATCCGAGTTACATTGAACGAGTCTCAGAACAACCTGACGTACAAGCCATATGGAAAAGGGATTTGAAACAGGCCTTTGCACTTGGTGCTCTGCCGAAATACAATGAGCCGGAGATTGAGATAATTGAAGACTTATCCGTATTGAAACGTATAAAAGGTCCTGTTGCGATCGACTATGAGACAACGGGTCTTAAGCCACATGCCGCAGGGCATCGTGTCGTTTGTGCGGCAGTTGCTGATTCCCCAGATCATACGTATGCGTTTTTGATGCCAGAAACAAAGGCCGAACGACAACCGTTCCTTGACTTGTTAGCCAATCCCAAAGTAGGAAAGATGGCACACAACATGAAATTTGAGGATACTTGGAGTGTCGTACGATTAAGACAACCCGTCGTCAACTGGTATTGGGATAGTATGCAAGCCGCACACATTCTTGACAACCGTCCAGGGATAACAAGTCTTAAGTTTCAAACCTACGTACAACTTGGTGTCGTTGATTACGCAAGTGAGATCTCTCCATATTTACATGCCGTTGATAATAGTGATGGCAATGGACTTAATCGTGTACTTGAACTTCTTACAGTACCAGGGGGAACTGAAAAACTCCTAACGTATTGTGCCCTCGATACGATATATGAATATCGGTTAGCAATGTTACAACAAAGTCAAATCTTATTACCTTTCTAATCATGGAAGCATTACCAACAATGAAACCTTTAGAGGTTGTAGTCTTAATTGGCTTGTTTCTTTTTACCATAGTTGTCCTGTGGTGGCATGGGAAGAACGAAGCTAAAAGAGTGCATAAAGTGTACGGAAGCCCTATCTATGCCAGGTTGTGCATGTTCGGGGATTATGTAAACAAATGTGGGATCACCGAGGAGAATTACAATAACATCGTGCATGAGCTCAAACTTATTAGAGCCCGTAGGGAAATGAGTGATCCTGTGTTTTGTAACAAAGCAGATGAAATAGTACGAACATTTGAAAAACGATTTAAAGAATGGATACCAGCCCACATAGTGAAGCCGCGTACCGTTTGATGCATAATGGTATTCTTGCCATTGCTAGAGCCGAACAACAAGGAATTCGTGTTGACATGGAGTACCTTGAACAACGCAAAGCTAACCTAACCTCCAAAATAAACAGGCTTGAGCGAAAGTTTAAGGCCTCAGATTTCTATCGGCATTGGGAACATTCGCGTGGTGGACGGGTAAACATCAACTCCAACGCACAACTTGCCCACTTCCTGTACAAGACAAAGAAGTTGGAAGTTGAAAAGGAAACGGAGTCTGGACAAGGCTCTACCGATGAGGAAACCTTACGCCAGTTAAACATACCTGAGTTAGACATACTGTTAGACATGCGTAAGTTGAAAAAGGTACGGGACACATACCTTGAAGCCTTTTCAAGAGAACAGGTAAAAGGATACATACATCCGTTCTTCAACTTACATCTTGTCCGTACGTTCCGCTCAAGCTCTGATCATCCTAACTTCCAAAACATACCAAAACGGGATGAGGAATCTATGCAGATTGTTCGCAAAGCATTGTACCCCCGTCCAGGACATCAGTTAATGGAAGTTGATTACAGTCAACTTGAGGTAAGAATAGCGGCATGTTACAACCATGATCAACAATTGATATATGACATTACGCAAGGGGATATGCATAGAGATATGGCCGTCCAAATCTTTATGTTAGATTCGTTTGACAAATCTAATCCAGCCCACAAGGTACTGAGACAAGCGGCAAAGAATGGTTTTGTTTTCCCGGAATTCTACGGTGACTATTACAAGAACTGTGCTACGTACATGGCTTGCAATTGGGGTAAGTTGCCTCCTACCAAATGGAAACCTGGACAAGGAATAGAAATTGACGGAGCCCATTTGTCAGATCACTTTAATGAAAAGGGAATCAAATCTCTTGATACCTTTATCAACCATGTGAAAAAGATTGAGTCAGACTTCTGGGGTGTCCGTTTTGCTGACTATGCCGCATGGAAAGATCGTTGGTGGAAAACATATCAAAAGTATGGATATATTGATATGTACACAGGCTTCCGCTGCCACGGTGTTATGGGGAAGAATGACTGCATCAACTATCCTGTACAAGGTGCTGCCTTTCATTGCCTACTTTGGGCCTTTACGGAGATTGACAGGATATCTCAGGAAGAGAATTGGAGGACACGACTTGTAGGACAGATACATGACAGTATGATACTTGATGTACACCCTGACGAATTAGAGTATGTTGTGAAAGTTGTACATCGTGTTACCTGTGAAGACCTCCCGGCACATTGGCCTTGGATTATTGTGCCACTTGAAGTAGAAATAGAACTTTGCCCAGTTGACGGAAGCTGGGCGGAAAAGGATGAATACAAAATTAAATGATTTTTCGTATAATATGTTTTAAACCCCAACAGGATGAGCTTATATTTGAAATACAGACCAACCGACCTAACCCAAATGCGTGGCAATGACGAAGTGATTGCCTCTCTTGAAGGAATGCTGGGCAATACTGACTCTTGCCCACATTCCTTTCTTCTCCATGGCCCAACGGGTTGTGGCAAGACAACTATCGCAAGAATCATTGCCCGTAAACTTAACTCCAGCGGATCCGATCTAAAGGAAGTAGACTCAGCTGACTTCCGTGGTATTGATACCATCCGTGAGATACGTCGTACGAGCGAGTACATGGCAATGGAATCAGACTGCCGTGTATGGATAATTGATGAGTGCCACAAGATGACAAACGATGCCCAGAATGCATTGCTTAAGATTCTTGAGGATACTCCATCACATGTCTACTTCGTACTATGTACAACTGACCCACAGAAACTTCTACCAACCATAAAAGGTCGGTGTGTACAGTTACAGGTAAAGGTTTTGGACGAATCTCAGATGTTCAAATTATTGCGCCGTGTAGTCGCGAAGGAGGGAGCAACAGTCTCAAAGGAGGTGTACGACGTTATAACACGTGATAGTCTCGGACATCCCCGGAATGCCCTGCAAATTCTCGAACGTGTGCTTAGTGTTCCCGAGGACAAACGGATAGAGGTAGCACAACAGAGTGCCGCTGAACAATCACAGTCAATTGAACTCTGTCGTGCCCTGTTAAATAAGAAACCCTGGGGGGAAGTTAACAAGATATTGGTTGGCTTAAAGGATCAGGAAGCGGAGAGCATCCGTCGCGTTGTTCTTGGATACTGCCAATCTGTTTTGTTGAAGTCAGACATGGTACGGGCAGGACGGGTTTTGGAAGAATTCTTAACACCGTTTTACGATAGTGGTTTTCCACAACTTGTTTACGCTTGTTATGCAGTAACTAAAAATTGATAGATGGACTACGAAAGTGACATAAGAATTGATGATACTGCTCTCGATGTAGAGTGGTTGGAACAGGCAAGTCTTGCCTTGCGGTATGGTCGACATTGGGCGATTCGTAAAAGAGAATTGACCAAGGCTGAAGAGCGTATAAAGGTTATCCGAGCCGAATTGATTGCGGAAGCAAACTTAGACCCTGTCAAATGCTGCAATAAAGAAAAACCCAATGCGGCTGACATAGAAGCCTACTACCGTAATCATAAGCGGCACAAGGAGGCAAAGGAAGCCTGGGTGCAAGCCCAATACGAACTTGACATGGCAGAGGTGGCAAAGAACGAATTTAGCTTTACCAGAAAGGCCGCTTTGGAAAACTTGGTTCGATTACATGGACAGCAGTACTTTGCCGGCCCATCTGTTCCGAGAGATTTGGCTGAACAAAGAGCTGCCAGGGAAAAGGCCGTAAGTGGTGAAATCGGCAGAGGGCTATCACGGAAGAAATAAGCTATGTGGGAAGTAATACTATATGTAGCTCTTGGCGTACTTGTCGTTTATGTCCTATCAAGGATAGGAATGAAAGGCATACTCCATGAGATTGATGATTACCTTTACAAGAAATATAAACAAAAAATGAAACACAAACAAAATGGTACAGAAGAAGAGAAAAACTAATTTTGCGGAAGCTATCGATGATGCTATCCAAAAAAGTGAAAGATCAGGTGCAACATACGGGTACCTGCAACTACCGAAGGGTATCAGTGTGTACTCACCAGATGCAAAGGGATGTAAAGTTACCCTTGACATAATTCCTTATGAAGTTACGTCTGATCACCACCCAGAAGGTGCTGCCAAAGGAGATCTGTGGTGGAGACTCCCCTATTTCGTACACAGAAACATTGGTGCCTCAAATGACACTGTCGTTTGTCCCACCTCTATCAAGCAGAGGTGCCCAATATGTGAGTACCGTGCCAAGAGGATAAAGGCACAGGCTCCGCAGGAAGAGACAAGAGCATTAAAACCCTCTGAAAGGAACCTGTTTGTTGTTGTCCCACTTGATGACAGGAAACTGAAAGATCAGATTTGTATCTTTGACATCAGTAAGTACCTGTTCACTGAACTTCTGCTCAAGGAAGCAAAGGAGAACCCAGAATACAAAAACTTCGCCGATCTGGAAGAAGGGTACAGTGTCAAAATCCGTTTTGAAAGCCAGACAATCGGTAATAGCCAACCGTTTGCCGAGGCTTCCAGAATTGACTTTGTTGAGAGGGATCAACAGTATGATGAATCTATCCTTGAGGATGTTCCGGCACTTGATGAGATGCTTATAATGCTTTCTTTCGAAGAGCTTGAGGCCAAGTTCTGGGAGATGGAACATGAAGAGGACGGGGGTACGTTGAGTTCAAATAAACGTAAAACCAAACCAACTGAAGAAGAGGAAGAGGAAGAGGAAGAGGAAAAGTCTACCAAGAAAGAACCTGTCAAGAAAACCGTAACTCGTGGGGTACAACGTAAACCAGCCAAGGTAGAGGAGGAACCCGAAGAAGAAGAGGAAGAAGAGGAAGAAGAAGAGGAAGAGGAAAAACCAACTACCAAGAAAACTTTCACTCGTAAACCTATAGGTAAACTAGCAAGAAAAACAGAGCCTGAAGAGGAGGAAGAAGAAAAGCCGAGTAAGAAAACAACTGCGAAAGGCAAAGACACCTGTCCACATGGGTACAGGTTTGGCGTTGACTTTGAGAAGTACGACAAATGTGAAACCTGTAAAATGTATGATGCCTGTGCTGACGCAAACGAATAACAGACTATGCCAATCTTAGGTGTAAAAAGCAAGCGTGATGATTATAAACTCGTGGGGGTTCAAGTAACCCCCCGGGTTCATAATTATTTAACTCTCTACACACTGGCGAAAGGAATAACCAAAGCAGAATTGTTCTTAATGCTAATTGAGCAATGGATGGAACAAACTGATTCCAGTATGTCAGAGAAGGAACTGACAAAAGAACTCTTCGAACGAATAAATAAGGAGTGGAAAGAGTTAAAACTGAAGAAGCCAAGATCTAATTTTGATGAATTCAAAACAAGATTAAAATCTGAGCTTTTGAAAAAAGGTTTGGAAGAACGGCAAGTGACTGAAATAATCATTAAACTCATTAAATGATGGAACGAACAAAAAGACCAACCGGCCCAATCAGCCGACAAATGAAAAACAAGATAGCGTCGGATAAAGAAGAGGTATTTACTGAGTATGACGGAAATTTCTACAACACCGTTAGCACAGGTTCAACTCTTCTTGACTTAGCAATATCTGGAGGGAGAGTTCGTGGGGGTGGTTTACCAGCAGGGATTCTGGTAGAGATATTTGGGCCAAGTGGTTCAGGAAAAACAGTACTGCTTAGTTCAATTGCTGGGTGCATACAAGAGAAGGGGGGTCTTGTAAAGTTCCATGATCCTGAGGCCCGTATCAATCCTACATTCTCCAAAATGTTTGGTATGAAACTTGAGGACGGGGATTATTACCGACCTGACACCGTACCAGAAGTTTTCAAAACGGTTCGAGAATGGAAGCCTCCGCAAAAGGGAAAGATACATGGTATCATGGCGGACTCATTGGCTGCTTTGTCCACTGATATGGAGATGGGAAAGGATGACGGGGATAAGATGGGAATGAGACGGGCCAAAGAATTCAGTGAGGAACTGCGTAAAACCTGCCGTATCCTGGCTCAAAACAACTTCCTCATGGTATGTAGTAACCAAGTCCGCATCAACGTGGACGGGGGACAATGGTCACCTAAGTACACGACACCCGGTGGGGAGTCTGTCGGCTTCTACTCCAGCCTTCGCTTGAAAACAAATGTCTTGAAAAAGATTGTTAAGGAAGTCACTTTCCGCGGAAAAGAAATTTCACGTGTAATCGGAGTAGAAGTAGAAATAGAAGTGTTCAAAAGTTCTATTGACCGTCCATACAGAAAAGCGCCGTTGACAATCATATTCGATTATGGAATTGATGACATACGACAGAACCTACAGTTCTTGAAAACGTATGGCAAAAGTAAGACATACATTCTTGGTGACCGTTCGTTGGATATGTCAATGGATAAGTCTATCGCTATCATTGAAGAAGAAAACTTGGCGGAACGTCTACGACAGGAAGTCATATTACTTTGGAACAAGATCGAATTTCAGTTTAAATCAAATCGTAGACCCCGAAGATAATGGAAAGGACCCGACATACAGGCCGAAGATTAACCGGTCTTAATTTTGAAACAGGCGAATGTACTTTTCAAGAACCCACCATTCTAACCAATGATCCAAGCTTTACGGCCTGGGGCTGGGCCGT